GATTATGCGCTTGTGTGTCGCATCACATCAACAAACTTTCAACAGATCGATATTAGGTGCTTGATTCAGGTACGCGATCAATTACCATCATAAGGGGGAAATTATGCCTTTACAATTTGGCCGATCGGCCTTTATCAAATACGCCGAAGAAACCACATACGGCACAGCGGTTACAACAACCATATCAAACCGCGTAACCTCAGTAACATTGAGCAGATCGCAAGAGCGTGAGCGTACAACGCATTTATCACAAAGTGACGCGGCCTTTGCAGTTTCCACATTTGATGCATTTGAGCAAGCGGGTGGCTCAATCGAAATGCCGCTATTCTATAAGGGTTTGGGGCAACTTCTCAAGGCTGCGATAGGTGGCACACCCACAACAACAGGATCGGGGCCGTACACACATGTTTTTGAGCCTTCAACTGTGTTGCCTTCGTTGACTATGGACTTCCAAAGAGGCACGGGATCTGTTGAAACATTTGAGGGCGTAATGGTCACATCAATGACGATCTCATGTGAGGCGGGTGCTGAGGCAACAGCATCATTTGAGGTAATTGCTGAAACTGCGGCATCAAGAACCACAGCGATCACGCCTTCCTTTGGCGATGGTGCGCAAGTATTCCATCATCAAGCGGGTACATTGTCATACAATAGCAATACATACACCGTGCGATCCTTTGAGTTTACCATTGATAACAAGCTTGAGCGCGTCAACAATCTAGGATCGAAGCTCACAGGGCAACCACAAATCAGCGATGTGCGCGAGGTTACGATCACCTGTACGCTTGATCTTGAGGATAACAATCTTTACAATTCACAGCTTGCGGGCGATCAGAGTGATGTACAACTTGCATTTACTGCGGGTGATGATTCAATGACATTTCTTTTGCGCAACGCGAAGATCACAGAATACAGCGATGATGTCACATCTTTTGGCCGTGTTGAGCGTACTGTTACATTTTACGGATTGGCTGATCTCAGTATATCTGAAACCGCTTTTAAACTCACCATGATCAATGATGCCGCAAGCGCAGTATCAAACTAATCAATAAACTATAAACCCACACAATAGAGGTGTAATGATGGATAAAAATATCCTTGAGGAGATCATTACATCCGCATCTTTTGAGGTTGATGCCTTTGACGGCTTGATCAAAATCGAAGGGCGGATCTTGTCTCCAAGCGAAGTTGAGGCCGCAGGGCTTGCAAGTGCATTGCTTGCAAGTGCTATTTTTAAAGGCCAATCAAAAGAACAGATCCAAAAAACGCAAGAAATGGCGCAAGCCGTTGAGCGTGGCGAGGTTGATGACATTGATGATCTGCTTGCGATGGTTGGGCAAATGTCGCCTGAGCAACTTGAGCGCATGGCTGAGCGTGAGGATCGCTTGTTGATCCGTTGCGTGCGTCGATGCTCAAAAGATGGGGGCGCAACGTGGGAAGGCTTGCAACTTGTCAGCGGCATTGATCAGCAAAATGCAAAACAAAATAAGTTGTGGGTAGGTATGCTTAAAAGCGAAGACCGCAAAAAAATCCTTGATCATGCTATGAAAGGGCATGAGGAGGCGGCCGCACGGCTTGCGGGGTTTCGTAAGTGATGAGGAGATCGTACACATGTATGACATAATCGGCCGTACATATGGCGTACTTCCTTCACAGGTTGCGCAGTTGTCATGGTCTGATCTTTTGATCAATGTGCAATGTGTGCGGGCAAGAGGGGATCGGATCAAGCGCATCCTCAAGCAGCGCAAGAGAAAAAAGGATACTATATTTCCAAACATATCAATCATTGATCTTGCGGATATACTATGAGCACAACCGTTGAATACATCTTAGACATTGACAGCAAAGGCGCACAAGCGGGCCTCAAGCGTACTGAGCAGCAAGTCAAGAGCACAACAAGGCGCGTCAAGGATTTGCGTGCACAAGCTCGCGGCATGAGCGGATCTTTTCAAGCTGTGGGCGAGGCGGCCAACTTTCTTGCACCTGAGTTGACGGGGTTAGCTGATGTGGCTGTTGCAGGTGCGCGCTCATTTCGTGGTTTTGGGCGTGCCCTTGCCAGTGGCAACCCGTTGATCATTGGCTTGACGGTTGCGATTTCAGGCGCGATCGCAGTATATGCCGCATTTACAGCCGCAACAAAACGAGAGGAAGAAAGCCAAAAAGCCCTAAGCAAAGCACTTGACGAAAACACCAAAAAGATCAAAGAGAATCAAGCAGCATACACCAACGCTGAAAATGCGATCCTATCAAGTGCGGGCAAACTCAATGAGTTGCGCCTTGAGTATGCGGTTTTGGCGGGTGACATTTCGAAAGCTGAGGCCGCTGAAACAAAGCGGGCCTTTGCAGCTGAGCAAGCCGCGTCAAAACTTGAAACACAACTTGAAAAGCAGATCGAAGCAAAACAAAAGTCATTGCAAGCAGAGCGCAGCAATTTAAAAGCTCAAAATGAACGGCTTGCGTTTTTGGGTGCTGAGGGTAACCTTATTGATCGAAATGGCAAACTTACGCAACAAGGTACAAAGGCATACGCAAAACAAGATTCAATCATAAAAAATATTGGTATTCTTGAGCGTGATTTGCGTGATTTGCGTATTGATGGATCAAAGCGTATACAGGCGCAAGCCGATGAATATATCAAGCTACAAGATAAGATCTCAAAAGAGTTAGCCCGTCAAAAGCGAGTAGATGAGGCGATCGCCCGTGCCAAAGAGCGACAAACCCAATTACAAGGTATTCTTAACGGCTTGCAATCACAGGCGGCGGGGCTTGCGGATCGGTTGCTCACTTCGCAAATGTCACGCATGCAACCCGCTGAGCGCATAAATGCAGAGTACACCAAAGAGATCGCCAATCTCAATGCTGTTGAACAAGGCATAATCAAGCAATTCAATGAGGCTGAGAAGGTAGCACGCACCAAAAAAGATGCTGTACAGTTGGCACAAATACAGGCGCAAAAAGAGCAAGCACTTGCAACCGTGCAAGCCTTGAGGGGTGAGGCACAACTTGCCCGCGAAAAAAAGATCGCTGACATCATAAAAAAGTCTTTCAAATTACAGATCACCAACACAAACAAAATCGCGCAAAACATCGCAAAGGCAACACGGGAACGCATCAGCGCACAAAATGTGATTGATGGGATCATACGATCAGCGGGTGAGGATCAACTTTCTGCGCTTGACAAAATAAACAACCTTGAAAAAGAGCGGCTTGATACGCTCAAAGAGATTGCAAAACAGCAAGGAATCAACACACAGGCCGCACAAGATGCCGTCAAAGCCCGTTCAGAGCGTGAGCGGGCCGCATTGAAGCAACAACAGATCGCGGGCGGTGTTGGTGTTGCAACCACAGTGATACAAGCCGTTACAGATCCAAACGCTTTGATCAACGCAGTTGGTGCGGCTTTTGGGCCTGTTGGCATGGCTGTTGCGGGTGTTGCAAATGCGCTATCAGATTTGGGGCAACGAGATCCTGAGGAAATCAAAGCACAATTCAAGGCAACATTTGAGGGCATTGCAACAGGGATCAAGATCCTTGTGCCTTTGCTGATTGAATCATTGCCGCCCATACTTTTTGAAGCTGCAAAAATGATCATTGATGCTTTGATACAGTTGCCGTTTGCAATCGTTGCCAGCATTGGAAAACTCATCATGTCTGTTGTCGATGGGATCAAAAACTTCTTTTCAGGAAAGGGATTTTTTCAAGCGATAGGCGAGGCGATCGGCTCAATGTTTGAGCGGCTTGTTGAGCTTATCACAGCACCGTTTGAGGGTCTCTTTGGTGGTTCCAAAATGGGCGGGGGCCGCATGCTTTCGGGTCAAGGTGGCCTTAGGTTTACGGGCGCAAACAGGGGCCTTGCAATGCTACATGAGGGTGAGATGGTTGTACCTAGATCGGGCCAAATGTCATCAACTGTGGCGCGTGATGTATCCGCACAAATGGGCGGCGGCGGTGGCGTAAACATTACGATCAACAGTGCAATCACAGAGCGATCCGCTATTGATTCATTGGTGCGCAAGATTGAGCAAAGGTTTGGATCCTTCGGTCAAAGTACAAGCACGCTCTTTGGAGGCACATAATGGGCAATGCAAAGTTTTTTTATTACCCGCAACCCGATGGGCGGCATTTGGTTGAGATTGATTTGCAAGAGCCGATCGCAGAGCTACAAAGCGAGATCTCACATGATGCGGTCGATGGAATCACACAAGGCGGCGGCATATTTCGATCCGTTGGGCGAGGTGGTGAGGGCATCACAATCCAGCGGGATCGTATGCAGTTGGGTGAGGATCTTGCCATCCAGTTTGATGCACTACAAAACCACCTTGATCGGGGCTTTTCGTGTAGCTTTGTAACGGACCACCAAAAGGCATGGGCGGCGGCTTTGTCGACACCACCACAGGCGGGCGGGTTTACGTTTCAAGTCAAAGACAATCCTTTTATTGATTTCACAGGCTCAAGCACTGTGCCTGTTGCGGGTGATTACGTGGTAATCGAAACGGACAGCCCGCCGTATATTCGCGAGGTTCAAAAGATTGATACAATCAGCGTGAGCGCAACAAGCGGGGGATCTGTTACCTTCACACAAAGGCTTAACTTTGACTACACCGATCGCGTTGTATTCATGCGATTCTATCGCTTTTGGTACGGCCTCAAGAGGCCACAGGGTGACATTGGTACGCCAATCATAACCAACGAAAACGGGCGGCTTTTCACGCTCAATATGCGGCTTGTTGTGGACTATCAAACATACTTTGCAAAGCACAACGGCGAAGGATTCAGTACACCTTTGATCGGCGCATCACCATCAAGCGGGCCTTTGCCTAACAATGATGGGCGTGCATCTATTGACAGCGCACAAAATGTATCAAGCTCTTTGAGTAGTGGCCAAATCGAAAACCTAGGATCAAGGGGATCGGGATCGTTTAGTTTCTCATTGTCAAACAGAGGGCTTTAATATGGGGTGGTCAAGTGATTTTGTAAATGCTTTGTCAGCATCATCGATCACGCCGATCTATGAGCTTGAGATCGTGCGCAGTACGCGCGGCGTTGGCTCACCCGCTACCCTTTTTACACATCGCGGCTCATTGCGTGTGACGCGTGCAAGTGTGCAAGGTACACAGGTGATCCCGCAACGTTGGGCTGTGTCTTTTGGTGGCTTTGAGGTTGAGCTTGTGGGTGACATTTTGCAGTATTCGCAAAGCCTCATGAGGGGATGTATTGCTTTCCTTTCGGTTGAGTTGCGCGGGCTTACGGGCAAAGAGTTGATCGCAATCGGTCAGCTTGATCAAATACGCGGTCAACGTGGTGTATTTCGGGCAACCTTCAAAGATATACTCTCAGCCCTTCAAAGCCGTATTGATACGCGTATTGTTGGCGGTCGTCATTATTCACAGTTGTTTTTTGATACAGCGATTTCAACCACAGCGGCGCATGCGTGGAACAATCACAGCTATCTTGAGGTTTCCGATGGATCCGCATTTACAAAATCATCATCACATTATGGTTTAGTGTATTGCGTACCCACAACAGGCGATCCATTCTATTTGGGTTGGAACTCATACGATATTGGAACAAATAGATTTAACCTTGTGAATTCTGCGGGCGTACATCCAACAGAAAGGGGTGAAACTTCTTTGCATGTGGGTGACAAGATATACAACGCAGTACGGATCGCGGCTGCGCCTCATGCACTCTTTGCGCAAATCGTAACCTCAACAGGCGCGGGCACAAACGGCGCAAATGATGTATTGCCAAATAGTTACGGCACAGGTTTCCCGTTGCCTCACAGTTTCTTTGATTATGCTGATGCACAATCAACGCAATCATACATCACAAATGCAACCGGCGGCCCGTACGGGCTTGATTTCTCAGCGATCGCCCCGCTTGATGGTGGCTTGCGGTCAATCGCTGATATTTTTGCAACTGTTGGGCAATGGCCCGTAATGCGTCAAAACTCTTTTTCATGGCGCGGTTGCTTCGATCCAACGGGCCGATTTGGAAGGCAACCCGCAACAGCTGCACATATCACCGATGCTGACATCATTGAGCTTGATGATGTGGACTTTTTTGATCCGAATCTCAAAGCCGTGTATATGCAATCGTCAATGATTTACGACACAAGCGGCACAAGCGTTGTGCGTACAAACTCATTTACAAAATCATTGCCCACCAACGGATCGATCGATCGTGATTTTGGCTTTTACTACAACCCCACATTTAACGAGTCATCGATGGGGCAAGCAGATCGGGATCGTATGGCGATTTGGGATTTTTACAATTGGGCACGGATCTCAATGCGTGTATCTTTGAAATACGCAACATTGTGCGCAGGTGATAAAGTGGAGATTTCAAGCCGGTTTATTGTTGATCCATATACGCAACCGGATCGAACCTACACACGCCGGCCGGCGATGGTGTTGGAAATCGGCTATAATATAAACAATCGCACATGTGATCTTGTGATCGGTGTGCCCCCGCTCTTTTGAGGTATCAATGCGCTACATACCACATGTGAACACACCGCCCCGCATTAACCAACTGCGGGCATTGGGATACAAGACATTTGAGGATCATGATTTCGATCTCAACATTGTTGGCATACGCTCACGCAACAGGCGCGCTGATGCTTTTGATGATCATTTATGCGTTTACTACAAAGAGGGCGGTTTGTGGGTTGAGGAGCGATATAATTGCACCGTTGATGCGGGTGCATATTGGATGCAAAACCCATACAAAGAGGAGGGTTGTGCAATCCTCAAGGCCGGCCAGTATCGCGGCGTGTGGTCGATTGGATTACATCGGGGCAAGTATGAGGCCCTATGTCAAAAAAACGCGCCTGTCACAGTGTGGCGCGATGCAAACAAAGACTTGATACAAGATCAAAGAACAAGCGAAACGGGGTATTTTGGGATCAACTGTCACAGGGCTTTGAAGGATAAGATCGCGCGTCAAGTGGGTCGATTCTCAGCGGGTTGCACAGTGATACAACACCCCGCAGATTTTGCCCGCCTCATGATGCTTTGCAAAATGCAAGTTGCTGCGGGGTTGGGCGATAAATTTACTTACACGCTCATTGAGGATTAAAATGGATCCAAATACTTATCATGATCTATGGGTCAACCTTGCAACCAACAGCCCTTTTTTAGGGTGGATGATTTACAGCTATGTGCAAACGCAAAAGGATCTCAAGGAAACACGCGAACAAAGCCGCAAAGAGGCCCGCGAGATTCGACAAGAGGCACGCGCTGAGGAGACAGAAATCCGATCAAGATTTGAGAAAGTGATCAGCGATTTGAACAAAGATCGCACGCAGCTTGTTGAAAGTTTTTCAAATCGGATCGATAGTTTGGAACGTGGGCAAAAGAAACTTTTTGCTATTTTGGAGCCTTTAAAGGAACAAATTCACGAGATCCGATTAAAAGAGCAAGTCAAAAAAGAGCTTGCCAAAGGATAACAAAACAAAAAAGATCAAAAGATTGTTTGACACTTCTCTTTTCAATATACTATATTGATTAAGTAACCAACAACAAAGGACAATCAAAATGAATGAATGGCAAAAACAAATGATCAATGCAATAACAACAACAAACCCAAACTATGATCACATTGAGGCTTTGAGGCTTGCTAATGAGTGGAATAATACGGATGAAAAATGGTCAATGATTATGGATACGTTTGCATTAAGCGCACATGATCGAAATGTAGATCGATTGGTTGATTATATTGAAAATAAGTTTGAAAAGATCCTTAAATCCAACAAAGAAAATCTTGATCAAAATGCTCAATGTTGGATGTTTATGTGTGATGAATAGTCACAACAACACACAAAGAACAGGCCCCACACGGGGCCTTTTTTTTTGCACAAAAAAGCCCGCAAAGATGCGGGCACAAAACTCAAGGAGCCGTTTTGTTTGTAGATATTTCTATGTGAAGTACACAACCAATACAGCATCACCGTTGTCAAGGTTACCACCAAATGTAACCTTTCCAACACCGCCCGCGCCTGTATTGGCAACGGCATACTCATTGTTATTGGCTGCGGTATCGCTCAAAGCGGTCATGTTCAAAAGATTAAGACCGTTTTTGAATACCATCACACCTGAAAAGAAACCGCTATCAAGTGAGCGCGCAAGATCAAAGCTTGATGTTGATAAGCCTGAAACTTGGAAAACCTCTTGATAGAAAGCCGCGCCGATTTTGGCCGCTGTCACGGAATCCGCTACCAGCTGGCTTGTGTCCACGGAATCGCTTGCCAT